TGACTATCAAAGTCATAGATCAGACGATATTAGTAGCAGGTAAAAACCACAAATTATCTCTAAGTATGGCTGAAAAGCCCGATCTTAAAGCATTACTTGACATTATAAATAATAGTTATTATATTATTAAGAATGAGGGGAGTGCCAAAACAACAACCAATAACAAAGGAGTTACAACCATGGAAACAAACAAAGCGCAATACAGTGTAAACGTTCCGAAATTCAAAGCATCTCTGCTCAAAAACGGCTGGACAGAGAAAAAAGGAGTATTCACTAGTAAAAATGACACTTCTGTAGCATTCACCGCCAAAACTGTTCGTTTGAATCGTGACGGTGTAAGTCAAACAATTGTACTTGCAACCTGTACTGACGCCGCTTTGGTCGCCTGTATCAAGTCACTTGACGCTGGTACTCAGAAAGTACACACTCCGATTGAAGGATTGACTGTACCTATCCAGGCATCACCGCTCAAAGCCGATAAGGCTCAAGGCGACCGTGAGCAGAGCGGGAAACAACCTGAGAAAAGTACGGCAAAGGTCAAGAAAGATGCCGACGGTAACGATATTGTTGATGCACCGCCAGCAACTAAAGAACCGCCGGTAAAACCTGCAAACCCGAATGCTGATGGTAGTCACCCGATTTTCGATCAATTGGCAGTCGCAGTTACCACTACTGACAAGGTAGAAGGTGAGCTTATCTCTATCTGGCAACCACTTGCTGATAAGTATAGCTTCAGTGTATCCGGGCTTATCACTGAGTTGCATAAAGAGGGCATGTGGCCGGATAAGAAGAACAAAGATGGTATTCCATTTGAAGTCGATGGATTTACAGTACCTGCCGGATACAAAGGCGTGTATGAAGCGGAAAAAGAGCAAGGCTTGCAAGGCGCTGGATACATGGTTAACCGTGCGTCTCGGATGTTTACCAAGCTAAATCCTGAGATGAAGCCGGGACAGAACAAGGGCAAAGGAACTGTTAATACCAACGAGCAGGAAACACAATCGGAAAAAGACGTGAACAAGATTTTTGTTGAGATGTCTCGCCTTGCCAAAAAGCTGTCAAAGGAAAACTTGAAAGCATGGCTCAATGCGGATATGTCGGTTCTTCCGATTCTGAATGAAATGCTTGAGCCTGCAATGGCTGAGAATGAAGTCGAAGACTTGTTAGACGGGCTTGCATAATCAGTAAGTAAGGCATTATAACCAGTTAGAAAGAGCTAGGTCCAATCAGTCTAGCTCTTTTCATAGTGTTTATAAGGCGAACAGGGTAGCTTACCCTGTTTTTTAAAATGTTAAGGGCATATATGGGGGAATGGCTATGGCTGATACAAACGATTTTTCAAGGTCTGTGCATTTATTTCTTGACGATTCTATTTTATCTAAAGAAGCGCAGTACGCCATAGGTAGATTATCAGTTTGGGCGGGTAGTAAATATCCTATTGTACGAATATTCAACGATGGTAAGACTGACTTTGTAGCGACTTATCATGATGTTAATGGAAGATTACTTTATACAATAGGTGCTGTTTTAAGAGACAATGGCGAGTATTCTTTCCATAGCTAAAATCAACTACCTATGTAGTCAAAAGGAGAATAACTATGAAAAAGTTAAATAACAGATGGATTGACGATAATAATAACTCGTGGAGCTGCAATACTAACACGAAAAAACAAGCTGAAGAAAAGAGTAAAAGTCTTTCCGGCTGTTCCGACTGTTCCGACTGTTCCAGCTGTTTCAACTGTTTCCACTGTTCCCGCTGTTCCGACTGTTTCTACTGTTCCGACTGTTCCGACTGTTCCAGCTGTTTCAACTGTTCCCACTGTTCCGACTGTTCCGACTGTTCCGGCTGTTCCAGCTGTTTCAACTGTTCCCGCTGTTTAGACTGTTCCCGCTGTTCCCGCTGTTCCCGCTGTTCCCGCTGTTCCCGCTGTTCCAGCTGTTCCAGCTGTTCCGGCTGTTTAGACTGTTTAGACTGTTCCCACTTTAAGCATAATCCTTTTAGAATTTTCTTTCAGAATATCGGAAGTAGAAAATCTGAGATAAAAGTGTACTGGGATTGTTTCGGCGATACTCAGATTATCTGTGGCTGTTTTAACGGTAACATTTATCAGTTTTTAGAAGCTGTAAATAAAACGCATGGAGAAAACGAGTATGGAGTAAGATACAATGCTCTTATAGATCAAGTATTTCAACTTATGGAGATATGACTATGATATGCAAATATCAAGATGCAGTCGGCTACACTTGTAAAGGTGACAGAGACGCAATGGCACAATGTAGATTATGCACTTGCTATCTGTTTGGGCCGAGTGGAAAGCCCAATCGAAAATTAAGAGCTATAATTTTACTAGCTTGCATATTACTCGCATGCTTCTTCTATTCACAATCTGAACAGATTTACAAAGTCGATTGCGTAGGATATGGCGTCTTCTATCAGTCTCGCGTACCATTCACAGAAGAACAAGAGCAATCGCTTTGCCAATAATCTCAACGCCTCGAAAACACCCCATATATTTGATGCTAAACTTGATATATACTAACAGTCATGTTATATTAAGATCATTGAATATATGGGGCATATATGGCGTCATTCGTGGCATTTAAACGAATGATCCGTTATCAAAATTTGAGGACCGGTTAACTACCTTGTAGTTGAAAACTTAGGAGGACATTTTATGCTAACTATAATAGCACATTTCGATAACTTGAATGAACTGAACCACGCTATAAAATTATTTGATCTGGAAGTGCAAGACGATCATAAAACTATCAAAGCACGCGACGGTTTTAAGTCTTGCCACATTGAGAATCGCACGCTAAACATACAAATCGATGTTACGAAAGAGCTTAATTACAATTGGGCAAAACAAGCTATTAGTCATTTACCTGAAAAACAGAAAGAGCAATGCCGATCTGCTGCCTATAAGATTGTTGAAAACGGAGGATTAAAAGGCAATATATCTGACGCCTGGCGGTCCTTAAATTATACGTTAAGAGATATCCCGGAAATGTTTGTATAACGCCACTAAAACCACTAAAAACAGGAGAAACACTATGATACCTAAAATCACTCATGCTGAATTGCCATCTTTCATTGACCTTGCTGTACGCACAAGGGAAAATCTGCTTATCGTCGGTAAGCCTGGAATCGGGAAGACGGTCGGCGTTAATATGTTCGCCGATGATAATAATTTTCATGTTGAATTATCCCATCCGGCTATTGAAGACCCTACTGAACGTTCTGGATACCCTGCGAAGGCTACGCGGATCGTAGGTGACGAGCTTGATGTTATGCTAGGTAACGCTCCTGTACAGCAAGAATACGCTACACATTTGCCATTCGGACAGCAGCTACGCCTTATGGAAGCAACTGAACCTACTCTGTGGTTCCTTGACGACTTCGGGCAAGCTCCAGCATCTGTACAAGCAGGATATATGCAATTTCTAGGATCGCGTCAGTTAGGTGAAAGAAAAATACCGGACTGTATACATATCATTGCGGCCACCAATAGCCGGGAAGATAAAGCTGGAGTCAAAGGTCTGCTTGAACCTGTGAAATCACGTTTCGGTATTATTGTTGAGCTGGTAGCTGATCTGGATAGCTTTCGCGACTACTGGTACAAAAAACAACTACCTCATGTAGTCATAGATTATTTGAACTATGATACGCAAGCCCTGCATGACTGGAATCCAAACATAGGAATGGAGAACAGTCCTTGTCCGCGTTTATGGGAAAAGCTCGGTAAGTTCTTGGTTGCAATGAAAGGAGCGGACGACATTTTTGTTCGAAAAGTATGTGAGTCTACCATCGGAGAAGGCTATGGGAAAAAGTTCAATGCCTTCTGTAAGATGTATCTGAGGCTTCCTCGGTATGAAGAGATTATAGCAGACCCAGAAGGATTCGAGATAAACCATACCGCAGACGTTAGGTACGCTATAATGGGTATGATGGCAAACAGGGCTAAAGTAAAAGACTTGCCGAAGGTAATTCAAGTTGTTAAGAAGTTCGCCAAAGAATATCAGATTATTTTTATGCGGACCATATCGGCTATGAACAACGACTTGATAAAAAGTCGGGAAGCCCGGACATGGTGCGCGGAGAATGCAGATATCTACTTGTCAGCATTGAAGAATAAAACAAGTTCATTCTGAGGTGAAGCTATGGACTTTAAAATTGATGATATAAGAGCAATGCTGGCTATCAAGATGCCGCTGTTCATAAAGTTCTTGGTGGATACTCCGTTTGTAGCTGACGAAAATGTTAAAACGTTATCTACTGACGGAACAGATGTAAAATACAATCCTGCATTTATTCGGGCTGTTAGGTCGAGAGACGATCAGGTGTTCTACTTTGCTCATGAGTTAGGACATATATTCCTCGGCCATCATGTAAGATATCATGAAGATTGGGACAACGACAATCAACAAGTAGCGGCGGACATAGCTGTTAATTCTATATTGCTGCACTCTGATTTTCAGTTGCCAGCTAATGCTCTTTATGAGCATAAATGGTCTACTTGGTCATTTGAAGAGATATACAAGGAGATCGAGACTCAGAAACAACCACTCCCACCACAGAAGCAGCATAACCCAGATAAGCATGGGGAACTTGAACCTGATCCTGAGCTAGGTAACGACGATAAGGAGAATACGAAAGATCAACTACAAGGTAGTCAAAATCGAGGTAAAGGAACTTTGCTTGTAAAGCAACAAGAGCTTATTGACAAGCACCAGCAGAAGATGCAAGAGTCAATTCAGATGGCTAAAATGTCCGGCAACTTGCCCGGTGATGTCGCCGCTATTTTGGACAAACTAACAGAAGCTGAAATAAACTGGAAAGACGCCTTTGCTGAGTTTCTTATTCGTACAACTGGAATGGACGACTATACATTCTCAAGGCCAAACAAGAAATCTGATTCATGCGACGTTATTCTTCCTAGCATGTGGTCGGAACGTGGACCAATAGTTGCTTTTGCTGGTGACACTTCTCGCTCAGTATCTTTGGCTGAGATAAAGGAGATGGCTTCTGAAATAATCGGCATGGTGGAAGAAGTAGAGCCTGAAGAACTGCATGTTATGTGGTGTGGCACTAAGATTCAGTCTTATCAGTTTTTTGAAGAGGGCGAGATTCCTGATTTACAGCCTAAAGGTAGAGGTGGCACGGACTTCAAACCACCTTTCATCTATCTTGAGGAAAAGGGTATCGAGCCTGATGTACTGGTGTACATGACCGATGGAGAGTGTAGTAGTTTTCCACCGACTCCTAACTACCCTGTTCTTTGGCTCATTTGGCAGAATCACTTTAAGTTCGAGCCACCATTCGGCGAAGTATTAATCTTTAACAAGAGGTAATGACAATGGAATCAAAATTATTAAAACCAGCTTGGAAGATAGGCGACCCACCTATGCCGCAGTTTTGTAGCATCCTCGAAGACAAAAATGCAAAGATGACAGGTGAAGAGAGATACCCTGTCATCGGTAGTCTGCTTAGTCAGGATAATGCAGATTTTATTATTGGTTTATTATGTAAAGGACTTAATCCTTTCTGGGATTGTTTGCCCAAAGCTTTGTTAGTCAAGGAGCGCTTTGGTTTTGGTCATATCATGCTAGGCTCATGCCTTGTATACAACTCTGATATGTCGGCGTATTATGGATATGAGTTTTTTCCTCCGTATGAATTTCATGCTTGGTGGCAAAGAACGACTGAGGATAACTCGGTTATTATTGACATAGCACTGCCTGGAGTTATCTTGAAAGGAAATAAGGTGATAGATAGTCAAGGTCCGATTCTGTATGGGCGAGAGCCATCTATTCTCGCAGGCTATCCTCCGTTCTGGATCAAGTACAAGGCCGAAGCGGAATACGTGGATATCAAGAGCGATCAGGATTTTCCCTGTAACGAGAAAAGAACTTGACAAGTCCTTGATATTGTGGTATATTGTAATTGTCACAATAAAAAGGGGCTTATCAAATGATATCAATAACGTTGCTGAAACCTACATGGAAGGAGGCGCGTACAGCAAAGCTATTTTCTCTTGCGAATGGAAAGCCGGTATTAAAGGAGCCATATAAACTTGGTGAGAACTTCCATTATAAATCAATCGAGGTAAATAGTTTAGCAGGTTGGCATGACCTACTAGCTAAGTGCGCTGATATTCCTGTTATACGTATACCTGGAACACCGCTACCTGACATAGGCAAAGAAGTAAGAAGAAAAAAATGCAACTTCTCAGATGCTGGAACAAACCTGCTTCTGATAGACGCAGATGATTGGCCTGTGCCAGATGGCTTTTCATTAAAAACACCACAAGGCATATATGACACCGTAAAAGAGCTGTTAGTTAATCAAGTTGGCTTAACTATGCTTAAGGACGTAGCTTGTTGTGTTCTGTTGTCTAGTTCCTTTTGGAACTGGAAGCGGCTAAGGGCACATGTGTATTTTGAGTTATCTGAAAAAATAAATCTATCTGTTTTGTATGATTGGGGCCGCGCTTATAATGAGAGTAGCCCCAAATGTAAAATTGATCCGACATTGTTCCTCCAAGTGCAGCCGGACTTTATATCTAGGAGAGAGTGCCAGGGATTTATCGACCCACTTCCTGACTCTCTCCGGCTTACTTTGCATTGTGACAACCTTGCCCCCACTATAAACAAGGCTGTCTTGGAGGGGCATATGCAGTCGGTGATATCAATGTCGAGTGCATATGCTCAAGCTATTTCAACTACAGGAGTAGTTAAAAACTCTGACAAGTTAAACACAACTTGGGAAGAAACACTGAAGCTGTGCGGTACAGCTCAACATGGTATTAACGAGCCAGCATATAGGGCTTGCGCTCAACTCGTCCAAGAAGTCGGCAACAACGTAGTCCAACAAAATATTAATTACTACGTCGAGAAGATATTCACGTTAGTATGGTCATCTGTTAATGAACATGGCGTTCGTGGGGATAAGAAAGACCGGGAGTATTATGATAAAGCTCGGTTCCGTAACTACCTCAACACCGCATTGCAAAAGCAGTTCGGAGAAGGCGCAGACCAAAGAGTAAATGACGTAGCTAAAGCACTAAAAGCTGTAATAGGTGGGGCTAATCCTTCTATACTATTTGACCGTGATATAATAGAAGCATATCGTACCATACGATCAAAAGACCCTGGAAAATGGGCATCTATCAGAAACATCATCAAGACAAAGCTGAGAGGGAAAGTAACTGTAGCGGATATAGACAAGGCTTTAAGCTCCTTCAATAAAACTGATATAGGGTCGATGATGGATCAGGTTTTCGCTCAGTTTACTTGGATAGAGGGGTCTATAGATCAAGGTATGTACTGCCGTAAGAACAATGGAAAAGGGTATAGCTTGATAGGGTTAGATAGCGGCGTTCGTAATGACCTATACTCGAAAGCTATTGAGCTATTTTCCGATGCTGTTCCGCCACAATTTGAGAACAGTATGATGAAGGTGTTAGTAGCTAAGTCAAGAGAAGAAGGAACTACCTTATTCAATAAAGTCGTAGTAGAAAATCGCTGTTACACAAGTCTTGAAAACGGAAAAAATGTAACCTACTTCAACATGGGCATAGTCAATAAAGAAATGACTACATGTGTAGTTACGGAAGATGATGTAAGATGTATTCCAAGTATGCAGTCTCCTGTTGTATGGCTCACAGACAAAACAATTCGTCCGGCTGAGATAGACTATAGACCAAATCTTTCTAAGGAGGAAAAAGATTTTAGCATATCTAGTTTCATAAAAAACATGCGGCGTTTTGTTACGGTGGAAGACTCTGAATCCCTGATAGATGTTATAGCTTGGCAGCTTCAAGCTTTGGTTAACACTGGCACAGCGCATTTATTAGAGTTTACAGGAGCTTCAGGAGATGGAAAAACTGTATCTGCTTTGTTGACGAAAGAACTAGTGGACCCAACTAGCTCAGATATCAGAGAGGGTCAAGACTTGCATAATGGATTCTACAAGAAGGAGGATTTGGCTAAGATACTTAGGTCAAGGCATATAACTATTGTCGATAATCTAAGTAATTTATCTCCAAGTATGCAAGACTTGTTATGCTCGATAGCTACTGGTTGGAAGTTCGATCTGAGAGTTATGTACACTCAGGAGTTTATAGGTTTGGTAATTAAGAAGCCATTAATACTAACCTGCCTTGCGCCGATAATAACTAACCAGGATTTACGATCAAGGTCTATTAGCGTTGCAGTAAGTAAGAAAAAGAAAGAGAAAATAGGTGACATATACGCACTTTGGGAACAAGAAAAAGGTGGTATGCGTATGGGTTTAATGCTACTAGCATCTAAGGTTATAAAGTACATTAACACAAAGCGCCTAATCAGAGCAGATTTGAATGACAGGGATATGTGGGGAGTAGCCGCCAGGGTAGTAATAATGCAGCATCTTGGGTACCTTAAAGGCGATGAAAAAGTTATCCTAGCTCAAATAAAAAAGAGAAAGCAGCAACGGGATGTTAACGAAGCTATGCTATCCTCTACAACTTCCCAAATAATGGCATGGGTTATTGCTGACACCAATACTTTTTTCGGCCAAGATTTTCAGATGACTCCGGGTGAACTGTTCTTAACATTTCAAAAGTTTGCCAACGAGAACGCAGGAAAACAGTTTAATTTAGGTGGCACGGTAGTAGAGATATCCTTACGTAAAATGCCAACATCAGTAAGAACATTTGGCATCCGCCTAAGCAGTATAAAGAATGATATCACAGCAGTAACAGGATGGGAACTAGATCGTGTTAGACCTGGAGGGTGTAGCATGTGGCGGTTCTCTAAACCTTAACTGAAAGGAGGGAAGAATGACATTACTTGAGTACATGAAAAGAAAAAACCTATCTTTCAGACAGGTAGAGAAAGAGATAACCGATATCTTCGGGGGGTCGCCAAAGCATTCTACTATCGAGTCTATAGTGTACGGCACCGCAACACCCTCTTTAGAAGCTGCGCTTATGATCGTTCGATGGTCACAGGGCGCTGTTGAACCTCATGAGCTTATTAAGAAAGGAGGTAGACGATACACAAAAGACGGTGAGCGCATATATGTTTTAGGTTCTAGTAAGATAACAAGACAACCAATTGAAGATGAAGAGCTGTTAAGCATGTTGTCATAGTGACTACATGTGTAGTTAAAAACCTTAACGAAGGAGAAGTAACCATGAAACTCGTAATCGATCTCACAAACCCGAATGATATTACCGCTGCCATCGCATTTCTTTCCGGCCAGAAAGCCGTATCCAACCACGTACACCAGCTTGAAGAAACTACACTTGCTGAAGTTGATCCTATGGCTGATCTCGGCGGGGAATCTGGTTCAGATATGGATGATCTTCTCGGAGGCGGTGGGTCTGATGATCTTGATTCTCTTATTGGTGGTGGCGTCGAAGAGGCTCCGAAAGTTCCTACTCTTGAAGATATCAAAGGCGTTATCGGTAAAGCTATCGCTGCAAAGGGTAAGGACAAAGCAACCGAGTTCTTGCAGACTGTGTTGACGAAACTGAAAGTTGCCAAACTGAGCGCCATCCCCGACGAGAAACGCGGAATGGTAATCGAAGTAGTTGAAAAATGGTCTGCTAAGAAATAAAAACTTGCCGTTATAAGCAGTGCGGAAGACGGTATCCAGTCCGTTAAATGATACCACTGCTTATGGCGGCAAATCAATTCTTTAACAGTAGGAGGTAGAAACATGGCGGAACATAGTAAACTACTATCGCCCTCTGCTTCTGGATTGTGGTTGAATTGTACTGCCATGCCGCAAGCAGTAATCGATGCGAATCTTGGCGACCAATCATCGGAGCAGTCATCGATGGGTACAATTCAACACTCCTTTGCAGAGCGGTTGTGGAAAGGTGAGATTGATCCAAGAGGGCCGACTCCAGATGGCATCCCAGAGCAGGAATGGAACGAAGTTATTATAGCTGTATCAGCAGCTAAAGACATACTGAAAGGCTGTAGCAAAATCGCTGTAGTTTATCTTGAAAAGCGCGTTGACATGAAAGGTTGGCGTGAAGATTGTTTCGGCACAGCGGACATTATTATTTGGGACTCGGAAAGTAAAAAGCTGTACATCATCGACTATAAGTTTGGTCGAGTCCGTGTAAACTGCATTAACAACAGCCAGCTTAAAGTGTACGGGATAGCGTTCTTGGAAGAGCATCCAGAGATAGATGCAGTTGTTGAAAGAGTAGCAATGTCTATCATTCAGCCAAAGATCGGACACGGTGCAGCCACATTCGAGGATAACGTTGAGTCTCTACGTAAGTGGGATAGAGAAGTACTGTCTAAGGTCCAGAAGACTATCCTCGATGGTAAAGGTACTTTCAATCCTGGTCCTTGGTGTGGTGAGAAATACTGTAAGCTTTACAAGGCTGGTAAGTGTCAGAAGTCGAATGATAATATCGACGGTATTATCGACGAATATTTCTTCGAGGACATGACGCCAAAAGAAATACCTAGACGCGATAATAGGTCTTTCTTCTTGAAGCTCATGCGATATGAAACAGCTATCAAGAATCTTACTGCTACAGCGTTTTCTATAGCTACTGAAATTGCTCTTAACGGAGAGAACGTTCCAGGTTTCAAGATTGTAAATGGAAAAGGTAAACGATCCTGGATCAACGAAGCAGAAGCAGACGCGTTCTTGAAGAAAAAGGGTGTATCTATAGCGGCGAGGTACAAGTCTACTCTTATCACCGCACCGCAAGCTGAAACGGTATTGAAGAAAGAAGGAAAGCTTGACTCGGAGAAAGCGAAAGAACAATTCTCTGCTCAAGTGCAATGGGTCGAAGGCCAGAAGATACTCGTACATGAAGACGATCCTCGCGAAGCGGTAAGCTTTGCATCGGTTGACGATGTAATCGATGGCTTGTTCGAAGGTTTAACAGACCATGTTACTGTAGAAGGGAGCGACTTTCTCGATGACCTTCTCAATGAACCAGCGGAAGAAAAAGGAGATGATGATCTGCTGAGTAGCTTGTTAGAATAAAACGACTACATGTGTAGTTGAAACTCGTAGAATCACATAAAACCACATAAAACCACTAAAAAGGAAAAATCACATGAAACCCCAAGATATCAAAGCAAAACGTATTGACACTCCTGCTGACCAGGTGCGGTTAGTTATCGCCGGTAGATCGTCTTACTTCAACTGCCTTGAGGCAACGCTGGATGACGACGATAAACAGGATGGACCAAAGAGCTATAAGTCTGCTGTGCTCGTCCCGAAAAATGCGCCGGTAGAGGCCATCTCGGTTCTTATCCAAGGAGTGAAAGACGCAATAGAGATTGGTATCAGAAAGAAGTGGAACGGTTCCAAACCTGCGAAGCTTCAGTTGCCGATCAATAATGGCGACGAGAAAGCTAAGGAGTCTGCTGAGAAGTACGACGCGTATGCAGGGTGTTGGAACTTTACTGCTAAAAGGCGAGAGAAAGACGGTCGCCCAAGGCTTAAAGCCCATGGTAAGGAGGTGACAGAATCAGGTATCATTGAGTCCGGAGACTGGTGCGTATGGGATATTACGCTGTACCCATTCGCCAACAAGAAGAACGGCGTTGCGGTAGCTCTTAATGGTGTTACTCTTATCATGGAGGGTGAGCGTTTCTCTGGTGGTCCATCGAAGGATAGCATAGACGATGCGGCCAATGGTCTTTATGGCGAAATGCTCGGATCAGGGCTCCCTGAAGATGCAGCGGACGATCTTCTTAGTTCGTTGATGAACGGACAAAAACAAGCGGCGGATAAGGACGAGCTTATGTCCTTGTTAGGTTAACGATATGGTCAACTTCATGGAACCGTGGCCTATGGTGAACAAGGCCCATATAAGCCACGCAAAAACACTGTAGACATAATCGGGAAAGGGATGGTCGGCATTGTGTCGGCCATCCCAATTTAAAAACACGGAGGATATATGGAAGAGGCAAGAAAGAAATATATAAATGGTAGTATGCAGAGCATCATAACTGAAAGAGAGAAACAACTCGACAATCAGTTAGTTTCAATAATAAGTACGTTAATGGTAGAAAGGTTAACTGAAAAACGGACAGAAGGAAAAAACGGCTGGTGGGATGCCAATAGATGTTCTACCCAATATCTTAGAGAACTACTGCATGTAAATATTAAACGAGATGATCTTTTGGATATAATCATATTATCCGCCATGGTATACGTCCGAGAAAGGTTAGAGAATAAATAACTACAGAGGTAGTTGAAAATGAAAATAACAAGCGACGACATTTTTCTTGATTTTGAAACCAGGAGCAGAGCAGACTTGAAAAGTGTAGGCGCATGGAGATATGCTGAAGACCCGAGTACATCAGCTCTGTGTTTAGCCTACTCCTTTGGTAACAGCGAACCAGAGATATGGGTAGAAGGAGGGCCACAACCGATAAGACTGTTCGAAGCATTCAAGTCAGGAAAACATATTCATGGTTGGAACTCGTTATCGTTTGAACGCGCTATCTTCGAAGTTATAATGGGGCCGAAATTCGGATGGCCTACCCCAATGCTAGAACAGTATCATGATACAATGTCCGACGCTCTTGCTCTTGCTTTACCCGCTGGTCTTGATGCTTGTGGAGAGGCTGTTAATGCTACGATCAAGAAAGATAAAGCAGGTAAAGACTTAATCCGTAGGTTGTGCAAGCCGATATCAGCCGGTAAAAAGAAAGGCGAGTTTCGAGAACGTAGCGAACACATAGCCGAATACTCTTCACTATACAACTATTGTAAGCAAGATGTAAGAGCAGAGCGCGAGATATACAGCTTGCTCCCTTACCATGTTACTGGTAAGAATAGAGAGATAATGCTGATGGTAGCACGGATGAACGAACGAGGCTTGCCTATCGACCTTGTTGCTGTAAGAGCGATAGCCAAAGCTATTGAAGAAGAAAAAGATTCTCTGTGCGTGGCGTTCCATTTGCTGACTGGCGTTCCTTCACCGACTAACAGAGCTAAGTTCCTTAACTGGCTTAACAGGAATGGATTGCATATCGAAGACACGCAAAAAGAAACATTACGGGATGCTATTCTAGCTGGTGGGTTAGGCGATAAAGTTCTCCATGTTCTGCAACTAGCTAGTGAGATAACGAAAACAAGTAACGCAAAGTATCAAGCTATTCTTAATTCTGTATGCGCTGATGGTACTGTAAAGAACAATCTTATCTATCATAAGGCAAATACTGGTAGACTTGCAGGGGCCGGGTTCCAAGTACAGAACCTAGTATCCGCCGCAGAGAAGGAGCCAGAGCCATTGATAGAGTGCTTCATAGACGAGGATTTGTATTTTGTTCACCTGTGGAATGGTATTCTCGGAACAGCGTCAGGGCTGATACGCTCTATGATTAAAGCTTTTCCTGGAATGAAGTTTCTTAACGGTGACTTGAAGGGTATTGAAGCTAGAGGGTCGGCATGGGTTTCTCGTGAATGGGACGTTCTGAAAATGCTTGGCGAAGGGATGGACGTGTATCGTATAACCGCTGCCAAGATGTACGCAAAAGCTATCGACGCCATATCAAAAGAAGAACGCCAGGCTGGAAAGATATCCGTCCTTGCAGGGGGCTTCGGCGGCGCTCATAACGCTTTGATAAACATGGCTCGTAAAATGGGTATCGTCATGACCGAGATACAAGCGAAAGGCTACGTTAAAGATTTTCGTAACGGTCGTAAGCAGCTTGTTAAAACTTGGTGGGCTTTCGGTGATGCTGCGCTTAACGCTATGGATAATCCTGGAGTAGTATGCAGTCCAGAAGTAGAAGGACTTCCTGTTGACACGCGCTTTAAGTTTATTAAGCACGGCGAGTATCTTTACTTAGTTCTTCCTAGCGGACGAAAGCTGTCGTTCCCATTTCCTACTATCCATGAAGAGTTCTATAAAGGCCATTTGCGCAGAAGCGTAGCCGCTATGTGGGTTGACAGCTACACTAATAAATGGTCTAAACGTATAATAACAGGGGCGAGTTTCTTCCAGTCTGCTGTTCAAGCTCTATGTGCTGACCTGCTTATGGAAGCGCAATTAAGGATAGAAGATGAAGGGCTACCTCTTATCCTTAGCGTGCATGACGAAGGAATGAGCATGGTTCCTGATGATAGCAGGTACACGGTAGCTCGGTACGAACAGCTACTTTGTGTTGTTCCTGAATGGGCTAAGGGCTTCCCGATAGCTGCTGACTGTTGGGAGGGGTACAGATTTAAAAAATAACTACAGAGGTAGTTGAAAATTAAAAGACTATTCGGAGTAGACGGTGATTTCGTAGAACTTACTGTAGACCTTGAGCATGAAACTGATCTTGCCTACCTTGTATCAATCGACGGACAGCAAGCTTGGATACCAAAGAGTAAGATTGAAGACTTCGACCTAATCAAAGGCCAAACTTATAAGATGATAATTCCTGAGTGGTTAGCCGAAAAGAAGGAGCTTATATAATGTTCTGGAAAACTTTAAACGAAAAACTCGTAAAGGCGGGTATAAACGATGGCGTTTTACTCGAAGCGGTGCATAGTAAGTTAGCAGGAGCTGCTATACAATACTGTACTCAAGCTATGCGTCGAAGACATGTCCAGTTAAACGTACTTAATGAGGTATTACATGCCCTTCAAGAACATGTCGCCACCGTTCAAGCAGTTGACGAATAGAGTAGGAAGAAAACTTTTGGAGAAGGATATCGAAGACTACGCGAGAGACGAGTTCAAAAAGCTCGGATGGATAATGGAGAAGTTTACTTCCCCACAGAAGCGCTCTGTACCAGATGATATAATAACTGCTCCTGATTATCCGTCCGCGTTGATATTCTTTATCGAGTTTAAGCAGCCTAAAGAAACAGCGACACCTCAACAGATGAAAGATCATGCGAAGAGAAGAGAGCTAGGAGCAATAGTATTCGTCGTTGACTGCTACGGCCAGCTTGATGCGGTAATAATTATAGCTAAATGGATTTTAGCAAATGGCTTAGTACCTGAACTTCCACGATGGCTAATGAAATAACTACAGGAGGTAGTTGAAAATGATTTTTATAACGCCACAAGAAGCCAGAGAGATAGCTAAACTTCCAAGTGAATTAAGGGGAATAGATTCTTTAATTCGTCAATCAGCGAAAAAAGGTGAAGGAGGAATGTGGATAGAAATATCAACTGCTGCTTATTATAAGCTGCGTGAAAGAGGTTATGAGCTTACCACCGATCAACAGAAGTACCCAGGAAAAACATATATATTTTGGGGAAACTAATGCTTTACCTACCAATGAAAAAGCAAAACGAGGCTATGCGGATGATGATGCAGAAACCTCGTTTCGGATTGTTCATGCGAATGGGAACAGGAAAGACTATTACCTGCTTGACTGTTGTAGACCTTCTTATGTATGAGTTCCTAATGCTTCGTAGGGTTCTTCTATTTGCCCCAATAAGGGTAGCGTCAATATCTTGGCCGGACGAAATAGCTAAGTGGAAGCATACAAGGCATTTAAAATATTCTTTCATACATGGCCTGTCTAAACGCGCCGATATTCTAGCAGCTAGAGACTCAGATATAGTAGCCATAAATTATGAAGGAGCTAGGTGGCTGTCGAATAACAGGGATGCTTTTCCTCATTTCGATATGGCTATAATAGACGAGTCAACATGGATAAAAAATCCTACGGCACAGAGAACTAAGATACTCCATGAGCTAACAAGGTTCATTCCAAGAATTAATATACTATCTGGTTCTCCTGCACCGAACTCGTTAGCTGATCTATGGTCGCAGATATTTATTCTTGATAGAGGGAAGCGATTAGGGGCAAACATAACAGCGTTCAGAGATAGATACTGTATAAAGAAAGAGTATCAGTACTTCATGAAGAGTGGGGCGAAGGATGAGATAGTAGACTTAATTGGTGATATAGTTATGGTAGTAGACCAGAAGGATCAAGAAGGTATACCTCCCGTGCATAACAACATTATAAAGATGAAGCTGTCTGCTCCACTACAAGAGAAGTACGATGAACTCGAAAAGGATTTTTCTACTACTCTAAACTGTGGCTATGATATAGAAGCCTTAAACCAGCAATCTAAAACTCAAAAGCTACGACAATTCGTATCAGGTTTTGTTTATAAATCTGACTACAGTGTAGTTAATATTCATGAGGAAAGGCTGAAAGCTTTAGCTGAGCTGATACAGTCGTTAAGCGGGCATAACGTTCTTGTAGCGATACAATTCAAAGAGGAAGTTCCTCTTATACAAGACTATCTTTTCCGACACTTGAAGATCAAAGACATACCTTTCATAAACTCTAAGTCGAAAAAGAAAGATGACGCGAAGACTATCCATGCTTGGCAAGCTGGTAAACTTCCACTTCTTCTAGCCCACCCTGCCTCGATAGGGCACGGCCTAAACCTTCAGTCAGGAGGAAGCGACATAGTATGGTACAGCTTAACGTGGTCGCTAGAAGAGTGGGAACAGTTCATAGCTAGGCTTGCTAGGATGGCGCAAGTAGCTTCTAAAGTTATTAACCATATATTACTTATGTTGGGAACGATGGACGAGCCAGTATTCAGTTCGTTAAATAAGAAAGACGCGAATCAAACGAGCTTTCTTGAAGCCTTAAAAGCATGGAGGGAAAAGAAATATGGTAAAATCTGAGTTAATAGAATACGTCGAACAAGCCGCAGACGAGCACAATAAGATAGCTGCTCTCATAGCCGTGCTTATAGTCCGACGAGAAGATTTTGTAGAACACTCTGCTTCCGAGATATGCGAAGATTTTGGTATGCCTGATACCTACAAGCACCAACTCCGCAGCATCCTCAAAGCAAGAGACGAAATTAAAAAACTTGGTTACGAGATAAAGGAGGTGGTGAACAAGAAGAAACGTGATTACCAAAAAGAGCAAGCTAAGATTAATTCTTATTGCGTATGGTGCAATAAGCGAGTACTGCATAAGGACTTGGCGCTGTACCGAGCAGAAGTATATCATGCTCACTGTCTAAAAGCTAGAGAACAAGTTGAGAAAAAAGCTGTTGTTACTGTAGCTAGAAATGACAATGCCATATATCCTATGCTATTAAGAAAACATATGGGGATACGAGATGTATGATGATGACTTTAGAAAGACCGGAAGGACAACAAAGCAGATGATGCTCTTGGAAATTGAGTACCCAAACGAACTGCCAGAGCAAACTAAGCTAGACGACTTCGATGAGATTGATCCCCGGCTCGACGACTGATTCGTAGGTCCATGTCTTTCCGCCACTCCGCAAGATCGTCTGGGCAATACCCGCTAGTGATAGCTAAGTGAGGGCAAGTAGGTAAGAGCTTTACATACCTGCCCTCTGTTGTTAGAAATCTTTTACACACACAGCATTGGCGTAAAATTACTTTCATTTAAATAAAACCTTTTTCAGAATACGTATAAGCTGCAATTGCTTTTTACGTCTCCAACCTATACATTCTTCACAAGTCGTTCCTACCTTTCGAGTACATACTGCTCGTCCATTGTTTATGTCCGGCCTGACACATTTTCTCATGGTAACACCGGAGGCATACCAAGAACCTGTTTTAATTTTGCATACAGTCCAAGAATAAGTAAGGTTAATAGCCCACCAATTCCCGCAACGAGAATAGTTTTACGAACAGTAGAACCTGTTTCGGAAAGAAGGGACTCAATGTGTTCGGTCAATCTTACCGCTGCATAAACACGATCAGGATGAAGATCTCCAAATCTACAGGTATGAGAACGTGCACTTAACGCTTGTACTAACGCTTCAATGTCTTCGTCAGAAAACCGGCGGCGGTCTGTGCCCATATCAGCTGCATCGTGAGGTTCAGTCATCATGACTCCTTAATTTTTGTAATGGCGGCACGCAAACCAAGCCCCTTTATACCCTCTCCAATTCCACCACAGCCAGCGATAAGGAATCCAGCAGTCGCGTCAACCGACATTTGTGGATCACTAAATATCCCGGCAACACCTGTAGCCAGCGAACCAATACCAGTCAGGATTAGCAACGCTGCTCCTGAGTAGGCTTTCTTTCCGTCCATTAACTTCATAGCTATAGCCAATACAAGTTTAACAATGTTCATTTTGACTACCTCTGTAGTTAAATTTTGTGTTCTTTTGTATTCAATAGATCATTTAGCACCTGTTGATTTGATTTCTTCTAAAACTGGAGCGAGTTCATTCGTCACCGGCCCGACACCATCGCCTTGATTATGGGACTGATTGTATTGCACGTCGCCGAGATATTGATTGTCTTTTTTGGCTACAGCATCTTGCAGAACTTCCTTTCCGGCATTTATGCCCATGCCGATAATGGTACCATCAATAACCTTGACGCCGAGCCGTTCAATAGTTTTCCAGGCGGGGTGGGCGGAGGGTTCGGTTGGTAGTTGCTGCTCGAATCTACCCCTCTCTGAATATGAAACTTTTTTCATCACCTGAATTTTCAGGCCGGGAGCAGCATCCACAAGTTCGAATTCAGCACTAAACCCAGAGTTCTTGCCATCTTCAACGATTTGTTTGTCACGATTTTGCAGGGTTTTGTGCACCATCTCTTCTTTTGCAACCGACGAATCGGCCACGTATCGCGTCGTGGTTTTAATCACATTGCCCGCTTCATCAAGGATTTCCTCTGTTACTGGGATTGCAGTTCCCGCACACCCGGATACCAAAACAGCCAAACCAGCTACTACCAAAAATCGTTTCATTATCACCTCGATAGGGAGAAGATTAAAAACCAAAACGGCATAACAATTATCAGACCAATTATTAACCCTTGCTGAAATTTGCTCATTCAAACGCTCCACAGTTAACGGTTCCACCAGGAGCAACAATGTTCCCGCTGCCGTCAGTTATTGCTACACCATTGTAGTCAACTACATTCGCCGTTCCTTGCCACACGGAATTATCACACACATTAAGTGCCGAAGAACCGGCCTGTAAGGTGAAATCGCCGCCAGCGGCATTAGTGAATAAAGGGTCAATCGTGATAGGGTGCGAATTTGGATGTGTGGTTTCTGTAATTGCGGTAAATCCACCTGAATCAGCGTGTGTTCCGTAAATAACATTATAGTCCATCACTATATCATCTGCCTCAACGGGTGGATCAAACCCTATTTGAAAATAATAGCCGTTGGCAAAAATATTATTTTTGAATGTTACCCCAGGATATCCACTTGTTGGTTCCAGCATCTGATCAAATATCCTGGCACCGCCTAGATAATTGGTGCCGTTTGTACCGTTTTGATAGACCGTATTGTTAAAAATTTTAATATCATAGACGGGACTTCCGGTTGGTCCAGCGTTGTGGAGGTTGATACCTCCGTTTGACGCGAGTGAGACAATATTGTGGTGAACGAGAATATCGTGTAATGCTCCACCCAACTCAGCGCCGATCTGAATCCCCGCAGCTCCTGATATATTGTGAACTCGATTGTTATACACTTCGATATTCGAGGTATCTTGATCGTATGCATCCACATAGATGCCATTTGAGCCACCTGCTATATCATAAACATTATTGTGGTGTATGCTCCCGTTCTTGGACCCTTGCTTTGAGTCTATACCTGCGCCGCCAGGAGGGCTAAAACTAGGGTCACAGTTGGTATATGACTCGTTGTAAGCTACTTCAAAACCGTTTACAGCAGATAGGGAAATCTGCTCACTGGCATCTTCGCAATTGGTCATTGTTACATTATTATTTAGCACCGAAACGCTGGAACTAGTATTCAGCTTGATACCTGATGACTCAGTATTTGCTACTTCACAACGTTGAACAATTAGGTTCGTTCCGGCATAGAACCCTATCCCTGGATTTTCATCGGCATCACCAATACCGGAATCTTGGACACGAATATCTTGAAATGTGATATAGCTCTTCGAATCCCCCCTGATCAAGCCATGATTTTGAGGAAGGTTTACTCCAGTGCCATCAAAGACAGGTTTGTCCCCTGTTCCATAAGCGCCGAATGTGATTGGATTACCAGCCGTGCCGCTATCCGGAATCAGTAACCCCTGTGTTTCTGGCATCAGAGTTGATCCCCATGTATCCCCACGCTTAAAGAAAACGCAATCGCTAGGAACAAGTGTTGCAGCTGCTCCGTTGACCTTTGTTATGGTCTGCCAAGGAGTATCAACCGAAAGGCCATCAGCAGCATCTGACCCAGTTGCAGAGACGTAATAAGCCGTACCGACGCAGGTTGCTTCTGGTGTTCCACCACCCGATCCACGAAATATAAACATGGCATCTGCATAAGAGCAAAATGCCAATAATGTAATGGTTGCATAAAATATTCTCATCTGACCTCCGTTCCCCACACGGTGCAATGTATTTGGTCAACTGTCCCAGACGGTGCTCCTACAAACAACCTCACCACAGCATTTGAGGCTATTGACGTATCGGTCAACGTCGAATCCGCTGTCATCGTTGCCCCACAAGTAAAGGTTGCCCCGGTCGTTCCACAACTGGTGGCATTGCTATTGCATTCCTGCAAATCAACTGCAATTGTTCCGCCGCCCAAGCAAATACATTTCATCCCTTGCAGGGTTCGCACGACTCCTTCCGAAAATACAATTGGATCATCAGTATCGCCGGGGGTAAGCCAGGTAACGGGTTGCACAAACTCCTGGGTGACAACATTACCAGCTGACGTTATATCAAATGTTTTATTAGTAAGGGTTTGGGTGTCGGTAGTGCCTACTACCGCCCCGGAAATGCCGTGCGCTGCGGTTGCCGCGATATGGTCGGCCACACTGTTGCTTGATGCTGGTTGCGTGGTATTCCCATCGCTAGGGGTATCATCGATATCCGCCTGGACGAGGGGGTTTGTGAGCGCGGCCTGTTTTCCAGCCAGTGCATCACCAACAGCTGCTTCCTGCGGAGGTGCCGTAGTGCTCCCACCGCCAGCTGTGGTCCTTACCGTAGCCAGGGGTGTAACCAATTCGCTATCGCGAGCAATGGCTTCATCAATCCTGGCAGCAGCAACTGTTCCCGATGTGATATTTGAGCCGTCGATTCCCGTCCCTACCTTCGACCCAGAGAGAGAGCCATCCGCAAGATCATCAAGATCAGTGTCTTTCCCTTGAAACAGGTTGGCAAGATACGTACCTACTTGCGTCCAGGTGATTTTCTTACTCGATCCTGCGGCATTATCGGTGGTATCGCTAACATCAACGCCGGGTATCAGATCACTTGCTGAAATCGCATCGGTTTGTGCCGTAAGATCGGTTATCCGCTTGTCGGCAAAGCTCAGTTGCACGGACATAAAAAAAATGGCCGCAGCTATTACTATTTTCTTCATTTCTCACCATTCCCAATATGTTCCGTCTTGATTGACTATGTGCTCCCCCGCCTGGGTAAGCGCCTGCTCCGTGGCTTCTTCTGAGTGCGTCGTGATTGTAAACACTGTCTCAACCCCGTTAAATGTAAAAACGAAATCAACAGGGGTGCCGTGTTCTCCGCTTGATGTGCCTCTTACTTTACATTTCATAATTTAATTTTGGTTAATTGTAGTTTCTTATCAATCACGGTCAGTTGCCAATATATCTGTCAATTTTGACTATTGCCGCCGCATCCTGCATAACCGCATAACACACTGCGCCTTTGCTGCCAAAGCGGATCAAACCATTATCAGTGTGCGTTGCCCATGTGATTTCTTTCGGCACTGCACTGGCATCATAATAAATTGAGTCGAGTCCAAGAATATTGATGATATCAGGAGCAGCAGGGAGCTTAACTACCCAATCACTAGGGCCTGTGCCTGAAATAACCGTTAGTGGCAGATAAACCTTGTCCCCGCCGCCATAGGCATACGCCCCAATATCAACACCGTCGATCCATTGGCCTTCTGGGATACCGAGAGTTGCAGCATAGATTTTGTAACCGTCTGCGTCGTACTGATCGCCGTCTGCCTGGACAAATGGGTTGATTCCTGCTCCAATACAAATAGATGTGGCGGTGAGCCTTCCAGCCGGATCTATGAGCGGGTCGCCATCGCCATCGGTAAAATTCCCGGCAACCGTGACAGTTGCGCCATTGTCAACAATATCGTTTCCGGTGATATTAGTAAAAATTGAGTTTTTAACAGAGGTATCGCCTGTTGTCTCGAAAGCATCGCCAGTCATGTCCCTGAGCAGCATACTGGCAAAGCGAGTCGTTGTTGCATTATTGATAACAGGATTGACGGAGGCAGTTATTGCAGATACGAGATTTCCACTGCCAGCAATATTCAACGACCCTAAATCAGCAGGCTCGGTGTTCTTCCACGATTGGAATTCATCGACATAGAAACTGTTGGCACTGCCGTATGCCTCAAGGCTGAAATAACTGAAACGCTCTGCGGCTGTGGCGAGAGTTTGGCCTACTACATGAGCAGCCAGTTTTCCGTCAACCAGTATTTTGAAATAGCCCTCATCGACATGCCCCCCGATGATCAGCTCAATATCATGCCATTCCTCGGCAGATATTACGACTCCGGGGAGATCTGGCACCGTATACCCTGATTGCATCCACAGAGCAGCCCTGCTGGTTTCGGCCAAGGTCAATTCATTTTGGATAAAACTTGCCCCTGCTCCTCGAACGTAAATTTCATATCTGCTGGTGCTACTGCCGTTTATTTGAGCCATTTTAAATCTACCGTTCGCGACCACATTGGCGGCGAGGTAGTATTTGAATTTTATGTGGGATACATCCCCACTGTCGCAAAAATAATAGTACTTGTATATCTTTGGATTACTCGTTCCATCGGCAGTCAGTATTTTTGCTGATTGTGATCCCGATGCAACGATGGTTGATTCCGCCGACGCTCCGGCAGTAGATGTGAACGTCCAACTGGCCTGCAATGCCTCGAAAGTTTCGGATAGTCCTGCGGCCACACCGACTGCGGTTCCACTGAATTTGCCGCCAGAGAGCTTGCACCCCGACAGATTAACCGCGACAGGCTGAGTAAACTCCCCGTTAAACCTGACGTTTTTATTGTCGGATAATAGCGCTGGAAGAAAATCGTGATTTTTCAGCGGATAGCCCTCAGAGCCGAGGGAATAATCAAACCCAGTCGGACTGATACTTATTCTCCCGGTGCCAATTCTTCCAACGACAGGCCTATCATCGGCGACGCATGCCGCCCCGCCAGCGTATATCCCGGCCCACGTTGTGTCATAGTAGGATGGTAGAAACGCTGACCGCAAACCACCAGCGGCATTAGTTTTGTTCGACGTTATTCTCTCGGTCCATGTCTCGCCTTGGTCGCCGGAAAAAACTATTTTATTCTCGCCTGTCGTACCCTCCACAGCATAAGAGAATACCACCACCCCGTTATAAGAGTGCGCCCACCACGCTAAAACCCCATAAGCCCCTGTGGTGTAACTTTCTTCATAGACAACCTCCGAGATATTCGCATCATCATCAGCCCAACGGAGTATGGCTCTGTTATTTGCTCCATCAACGTGAATGTCGAGACTGGCATATCTGTAATTTGCGTCCGATGTTATCGGCACCACACACATTTTTCCGGTCGCAAGCGGCCATGAAGTATTGTATGGCCTGAAGCGAACAAAATCGGAAGAAGTGATTACCTCTTGATCGAGTTTGCTCCCCGGCAGATACAGGATGCCGTTATCGTTATCACCGAGAGCCACATACAACTTATCCTGATGGGGGCAATAATAAACCCAATGAACATGCCGCTCCTTGATGGTCCCGTTTGCCCCGTCAAATACTATTACATTCTCCCAGGTGCCGTTTCTTTTCCGCCACAAAACGGCGGATGACAATTCTAAGGGAGTGCCGAGACCGTATTCACCTGTCCAAATATTGCCGTTCTTATCCTCGGTGAAATTCCAGGAAACAACGCTTATGCTTTCGCCAACGTCTTTCTCAAATGTCGAGTTATAATATTCCTGGATTTTTGCAAAACTATATCCGTTTGAGCACTCTACGATCCAACCGCGTTTTGCCGTGGTGTCATAGTGGCTGGAATAATAAACTCCATCACTTCCTTTGAAGTTGATCCGACCATTGATATATATGGTCTTGTCTGTTCCGCTTATTTTGTTTCCGTCCCACCCTTTCGACCCATAGAAGTCTGAGGCCAGCAGCATCGACCCATCGCTATTAACAAACATGCTTCCGGCTGGAGCTTGGGCAAAAAACGCATACGGGCCGAAAAGGTTACGCAGTCCCATCCATTGCAAACTGCCAGATTCTGAGCCGATATTTTTGATTGATAAGCCGATAGTATCAATCAAACCGCTCTCGGTCGTAGCCAAAAATTCCAGCTCATCAGCAGGCAGCACATCCCCACCATCCCACAAATAACTTCCGGGTGGGAGCCATTCGTCGTTAAGGAAGAACTCAGCGCCCACAGGAATAGTGAACGGACCAACACGCGGCCTGAACCATCTTGATTCATAGACAGTTGATAGCTCTACTCCAACAGGCCCGCGACTGCCTGGGGTGCGCGGTAGACCGTGATTACTGCTCAGTCGTAATCTAAGCCCGAGCATATCATGCCATCCAATCGTATGTGCCGCTCGTTATAGCCACACTTGAGCTGCCTTCGAGACTGAAACACTCGCCTTCCGTCATAGCACGAGTACTCTCACTGGCATCGGGCCAGGTGATCACGATGGTTCCTGCGACAACGCAGTAGACAGCTTTAGGACTGACAAGCGGCCCCTCTGTTACAGCTACTCTCCCCGGTTGCCAAACAAAGAGTTGTATCTTCTGCCCCGCTGCGTCTCTTGTGAGTTCCATATCTATTACTCCTAAAAGTTTAATCCCTTGCCATTTGCCCGAAATACCGCAGGCGGCGTTTCCGTGCTTATTGTACTTTCATACCGTTTCAGAACAAAATCGTCAACAACAATGCTGCCGGAAACCACTTCCAAACAAACTCGTGTATCCTGCACGACGTGTGATTTGGTTCCAGGAGTAGAGAAAGTCACTGTGGAATTCAGCGTTGTCAGTTTAGCAGTTCCAGTTATGCTCCGCACATTAATGGCTTCCCGGAAAGCTCCGAAGTCGGGAAATGTCTGACAGATCTTTGTACCGGCTCCATCTAATTGAACCCCTCCATAAGATTGGGTTATTCTTGTGGTATTATCACTTATCCATCCAACGGGCAAACCATCTAGCCATTCGTCGAAATCACCATTGGTAGATAAGTCTGCCCCGATCATATCGTCAGGAGCCGGGATATTCCTACAAGCATTCTCCCAATAATTCTCATTAATTGCTAAACATTCCGTATAATTGCAAGCCCAAAAATCTTGTTCTGTACAAAGAATGGGCAATCTACTGGTGAACTGCGCATTTGCGGTTGACGAATAAGCATTGTTTTTTGTACAGGTATTGCCCGATACTGAGTCACACCCTGTCCAAGCTGTAAAGGCTGAATCGCTACCTGGATTAGCCGTCAAAGTTTTGACGGTGTTTTGCAAGACGCTTTCCGAACAAACAGTTCCACAGTTGATCCCTGATGGGGATGATGTAATTGTACCGGTCCCGGTCCCGGATTTCGTGACAGTCAGTGTCGAGTAATTGTTGGCTACCGCGATATTTATTTGATAATCCGTGTCGTTTTGTTCACCATCGCTAGTCTTTGCGCATCGGACATAATATGGAGCGTTTTGCCCTGGAACTAAGTTGTTAATGGTCGCTGTGTGGGTTGTCGTTCCGGCCCCGGTGGTGAAATAGTTCATATTGGGATAAGCCGTTCCTGGTGATAACGAATACTTACAGGTGGCATTTACACTGGTGGTAATGCCAAGCGTTGTTGAAACGGTGCCTGCCGGGAGCGTTGTGGTCGGGATTGGATTTGACAAAACAGGTCCAGGCGGAGGCGTTGCGTTCTTCTCTGTCGTGCCGATATAAAGGTTGTCAATCCACATATACCAATCAGCGCCGGTGAAATTTGGGGGATCGACGTACCCACCGAAAGTTATTTCCTGGAATTCTGTAGAATCCCCGTAGGGGTATGGATTCGTGTTTTGGTCAGACACATCCCCGACTAAAACGCCGTTGTGCCAAATTTTCGTGGTGCCATTCCTGGTTCCCTGGGTTGCTCTTTTAACATGCATCTTTATGTGGTGGTACGCGCTGCCGCGGATATCAATACTCCCGCCTGTGGCCGTCGTAGTATTGTACGTTGAGTGTGGTATGCAATCAGACGACGGATAAGCTATCGGGCCGTCCCAGGTATCGGCGCATAGGGTATCCCCTCTATAGGACACCCTATTTTGCAACATGCTGGTATACTGCAAAGCCATCGTCATGTTATTCCCTACGGTTCCGCTGTCCAATTTACCGAAAAACTTTACAAATTTACTGCCCCCCGTCGCATGGGGGGAAACCTTGGCATCAAATTCTATCCAGAAATCTTGTAATCCAGCAGTATTGTTGGAAAAAGTTAATGATCTATTAGGATGCCCCGCAGTCTGAGCGTGGGTGATAAAAAGACGCATCCCGCCAGTCCCGTTGGTGCCTTCATTCGGCGTGTAACTCCACCACGAGTCTTTAGATAGCGGCGCCCATGAACCATTGTTAAAGTCAAGGTCAACAAGCGTTGCTGCCGGAGCCTGATGACCTAAAAGCAGGATAAATATTATGTACAAGTACCTCATATTACCAACTCCTAGGCGGGTTAGTAACAAGCTGGTATGGGTTTGCGCTCAACGACTCGATAGCGGCAAGTGGTTGGATGATTGACCATTGCCCGTACCATTCCATCTCCACCATCCCTTCGCGGTCTCCAGCTTCACGGTTGCCAAGAATCATCGTCGTGTCGGAAATCGATATAGCGAACGCTCCAGTTTCGGTATCTTTCAGTACCCCGTCAAGATAAACTTTGACGATATTGGCGGTATCATCCCATGTAAGTGTCAAAACGTGACGCACCTGACTGTACAGATCAGTACCCACAAACATATTGGTTGCTAACGTGGGGGATGTTAGAAGTGCAATATTGGTGTCGTTTAACCGCTGTAACATCCATTGGTCCGTTGCTCCGGGGGATGTGGAAAACCATTTAGCATAATCTGATGTAGGGTCTAAACACTGCCCGGATTGCCCCAATGAAGTGTAAGCGATCATTATCGTTCCGCTACTGCCAATTGTGGCAAGCGGGAAAGTAACCTTATTACCGTTTGTACTAAAAGACACGCCCCTGGTGCTCCATATACCTGTGCTTACCGTTGCTGTTGCATTGGCTGTTGACAGGTCATCGGCGGTAGTTCCGGAGTTCTCCGCAAAGACGTAAAGGCGTTGGAGCGATGTAGCATAACCGCTTGCAGCGTTAAGGGAGGGTAACGTAGATGGCGTGTAGACGTTGCTATGCGCCGTTGTTGCTATTTTCCTGGTGTAATACCCATCGAGACAGAGGTATAAATCGGTCCCATAGTAAGCAGAGGCGGTACAGGTTACGTTCGAATATGGAGCTGCTCCGAGGGTTGCGAAAGCCGAGCCTCCTGTTCCACCCCCGCTTCCGCCGAAATTAGCTGATGCCCATACCCTCAGAGCTTCAAGCTCTATCGCAATTTTAGAGCTGGACCACATCTCGTCGACTGATCCAGCCCCGGAATCGTTGAGAACGTTTGAACCATTGAACTTAAAGTCGTTCCAACTTAGAATATTGAATGCAGATGCAGGGTCGTTACGACGCTGGATATTGTCAAAATATAACGGGTCGGTACCAGGCTGATGGATACTCACCCCACTAGGCCCAAGTTGCATACCACCTTTACCGGAAAAGTCTTTCTCGACGGTATTTTCTAGCAGCTCAACACCGTTCTCCCCGTCTTCATCCGCTACAATAACCCCTTCGACTTCAAGCGTCTGAGCAAGAGGAGGGAGAGAGACGGCACCGGTTAACTGTGCCCCTACTTTAGGAGCGAGATTCGCCATGATATACTGAAGCGCCGCCTCGGTATTATCAGTTGGGAAAAATGTCCCGGCATCAACAAGAAGGATATCTGCGGCATCGTTTGAGCCTGTGCCGCCAGCCGCCAGGGCATCGATAGCCTGTTTAATTCGTAATGGTGAGAATGAGCGTAAGGCGGTTTCCGTTCCGGCTTCGGCTTCGGCTTGACTTGCAGCGGTTAATGCGGGTTCGAACATTGCAGGGTCGATAAGGGCCATCTGACCGGAGCTATTCACATTGAATAGTCTGGTGTTCGCGCCGGACGGAAGAGCATCAATCGGCAGTATCAATGTCCGGTTCGCTGCGGTATTCCCGGCCGACAATTGATTGTAGAAACCGGAAGCCCCCCGAAGCCGAATATAAGACCCGCCGCCCGCCTGGCCGCCATAGCACGGCCAAGTTGTGGCATCCCCGCAGAACCGCCCAAACAATTCGGTGAAATTGGAGTTCGATATCGTTTTCTGACTCTCCCAAGTAACCCCTTCCCCGGAAGTAAGTGTCTGCTGTGCTTCCACATCGGCTGATTGATCCTGTAAGGACTTTCCAGAACACCCGAACAGCAGAATCGGAATGCTACATAATAGCAAAAAATCTCTTATCATCGCTCTCATCCGCTCTCCACATTTGTTTAATTTGCATATCGAAATGCCACAACACCAGGTCGTGATCTATAAAAAAATTAGCATGATGCTTTTGTTTTATCCCACGCCATTTACTGATAAGGATTTGCCCAACCGCCCAATGCAGGTGTTCATCTTCCGGGATAGTAATGATATTCGTTGCCCGCCATTCATTGATTCGCACTATGACACCCATTGCGATATCCGAGCACGGGTGTAAACCTTTAATATACCCAAAGGGATCAGGGAACATATCTATCATCTTCTGCATGGTAGTTGCATCAACAGTCAAGTACTCCTGATCTGTAGGCAACCATTCATTGAGGCCCAATATTTTTTCTACCTGATGACGAGTAATTTTCATGGTGCGATATACCCTAAAGCGATCCAGAATATCTGATCCCCTGCTTGTTGCGCCCCGAAACTGAAAGAAGTCGCCGAAGGAAGGCCGTTCAACCAGCAATATGTCCGCAATACATTCGGTTGATTAGGTCCATATACTACCGGGATAACCCCGAAGCATGTTGTAAAAGGAGTGGTAAAGGTTACCGTCGTTGCCCCAAATGCTACCGCGCTTGATACAGCCGTTCCCCATTGAAGAGTGATCCCATTTGAGAACTTCTGAATCTTGTTGGAAACAGAGCCGGGGAATAGGGTATTGAGCATTGAATCTGACGTTAAATTCCCAACATCAAACGTGTCATCAATGGTCGCCTTTAACCGGCTTCCAGACCACCCAATCTCAATTTTATTACCGGCCTGTCCTATTCCCCCACCCTGTTTCACCAGCCCGTTTGCCACATTCTGCACAAAAGCGGTGTTGGCTATTTGCCGGGTGTTTGTTCCCGAAGGTGCGGTATCGCACTTTGGGGCACCATCAAAATCAGGTGAGTCCAAAAGAGCATATGCCGCCATCACCGCTGTCTGCAATTGATACGGGTTAACCCAATTGCCATTCGCGTTTACTACAGGGTCATCGCCTGACACCTCAGTACCGACGCAGTATCTCGGATACCCGTCTGCGCAAGCCACGGCGTTGGGAAAGTTATAGGTGGTTGCAGGGTTATAGGCGTCGAGTGCCACAGCTAGATGAAGACCGGCAACAAGCTTGTTCAGCTCTGGAACATTCGCCGCCAGTTCCGCCGCCAGTCGAGGTATCACTGTGGCATTGAACTCATCAGCGAATTGGGCGAACATTCTCTGGTTCTGCTTGCTTGGTACCCTCTGAACATCCACAAGGGTAACAGGGGTTAGATTGATTGCGGTCATACGAATCCTTTTAGGTCAATGCTTAAACCGATATACTTACTTGAATGAAAAACGATTCTCCAGCGTTGCGCGATACCAAGAAGCTTAAACGCCTCATAGCCATCCGGTTCATCATCACCAATATACGGCGCAGGTGTCGCCCGGAGTGAAGCGAGAGTCTTATACACTGCATCAGCTCTCTCCGCGGGAACACGAACCAGAAGGGAATTCTCTTTAGCCCAATAACCTTCTTTCAGAGTGATACGACCATTTTCCTCTTCCTTCGGCAATGTGTAATCAATGATGCCTGCTTCCGGATTGAGCTCCAGTTCACCTAAATAGAAAGCCCTACCAAGAACCATGTCGCCGCACTTTGCTTTCGAAGCGGTGTTGATGATCCGAACTTCAAGCACCCCTTCATACGGAGCAACGCCGAATTCCCGCATTACCTCATTTGTCTGTCCGGCCTCACCATAGTAGTACTCCCACCAATCCGTAGGTTGCGTAAGAGGATTGCTGTAAATCAGATTTATCTCGTCTTCCCAAAGGATTTCCGTCTGTTCAGCGTTCCACATTATCTGCTTCAGGATCTGAGCGTCCAGGCCATAAAAAACCGAGTGGTCCGCCCGATTCGTCCGTAGCTTGAAATGGATCTCACCGTCGTTCTCAGTGTACTCATAAAGGTACTGATTCCACATAGCCCATTGGTTCGTGGTCCTTACCACTTCCCAATACCCTTTTTCATCCTTGGTCTTGATTACCCAGGCGCTATGCGTTCCTTCGCCAGTGGTGCTGTTGACTTCGACCGTCATTGATCCGGTTGCAATGTCGTAAGCGGTAACCTCCCCGGTCATATTTACCGAAAGAGGTGTCGCCGCTTTGGCGATCTCAACCACTTGACCGGGGAAGAAGCTCTTGCCGGTCTGAGTGATGAATGTCCGGGCATTGCCGACCAAGGGGATCTCCGCGGTGATCGTCCAGCCCGCGTGGTCACCGGTTCCTGAAACCTGATAGACGTTGACCGTCAGAACACCGGTGCCGGTGACATAGCTCAAGACTTCGGCCAGCATGTTGAAACTGATCGGCGTTGCGGTCTTCTTGATGGTTATTGGCTGACCGGCGGCAAAACCCTTACCCGTCTGAGTCGTGAATACCAGCTGACCGGCAGCCATCGTTACTGTTGTCGCGCTGGTCCCGGTAACGATCGACGCGGCCCCGGTAACCACAATGCTCGTCGCGCTGGTGCCTTCTTCGACAACCGGCTCCAGGTAGTCAGCCGGGAACCGGTTCAGGTTGTTCGGTCGCAGGCTCTTGTAGACGGTATGAGGTGTCGGCGCCGCGAACATCAAAAGGTCCGGAAGCATTTCCAAACTGCCCGGCATCAACAACCCGGCGGTTACTTTGCGAATGTCACCAACACCGTAGGTAGTCGTCCGGTCCCACTCTTCAGCGGGATCCGCCAGAACGTTCGTCTCGATCAAGTCGATCTCATGAGGGACGATTACTTTCATGAGTCCCTTTGCTTGATACCAAGATTATTGATAGTCTGGATCTCTTCACTCATCCTTGCTATGTTCCGTCCCATGATAAAAATTGCCGACAGCATCTCTTTATTGGACTGCATCAAACTGCCGGTGTCTTTCGTGCTGGTGACATGTGCAGGGCCCCAAATGATCTCCGGACCCGCCTCACCAACCATCCCCCATCGACCCGGCCCAATATCGCCGCCGTCCGCCATGGCGCCGTCATACGTGGCGTACGTATACTTCTTCTTCGGGTCACTGGTACCAACCATATATTCGGTCGGAGTGTAACCTTCAGGCGTGTATGGGGCCTTGCCGTTCGAATCGATGTAGGCTCGTATATCCTGAGCGTTATCACGACCGCCGCTGAGGTACGGATTCTGCAAGCTGGCCAGTGCCGAATAGATACTACTGACCGCACCACCCGCAGCACCACCAAGCCCAGAGAGCCCGCCGGAAAGAAGAGCGAACGCCGCGGCGAGTTCATCGGCCATTTGCGGTACGCCGTGAGCGGTCGCAATGTACTCAGCAGTTGATTGGATGGCCGATTCGGTGACCGGGGCAACCCGTTTCATCTCATCAACCATGTCGCTGTACAGGCCTGTCTGTGCCTCCCAGGCTCCGGAAGTCTCATTGATGGTGATGACGCCCGCTTCCATCAAAGCGGTCAACTGGACCTGAGCATCAGCCATAAAACGAGCACTACCAGCCCCGGCATTATAGGCGATCACAAGTTCGTCAGCCACGGTGGCAAGACCATGCTGAGACGCGATCAATTGGGCGTTGGCAATGGTGGCAGCCTCGGAAGCCGGTTTGAGTGCGGACATCTCGGTAAGCATATCATCCCAAATGTGCCGGTTGTCTTTAACCCCTTTGTACCAAGTCTGGGTTGATTCATCCCAAGTGTTCAGCGCAAATTCGGTGCCTTCGGCAAAACCTCGCGGTCCAGCAAGAGCCGTGGTTGCAACCATCACCCCATTTGCGGTATCAATGGAGGCGGCACCGAACTGTTTAATCTTCATTCCAAGCTCGTCAGCAATCGCAACCTGCTCCTTGGAGATATTGGACAAACCGCCATTGAGACCGATACCTCCGAGCTGTGAAGGATCGGTATGACCAAGACTATTCCGGGTCGGTACATTGTTCGCCATCTGATTGAGGCCGATCATGGCAACCGCAGCCATGAGGGCAGCGCCTATACCGAGCGTAGCACCGGCACCTAACCCGGCGGTTGCACCAGTGCTGGTGCCAGCAGTCGTAGCTGCGGCTGTCGTAGTGGCTGTTCCTGCCGCCTCAGTTGCGAAATACGAGGCCACAGCGTCATAAGCAGCGGTTGCGGTCCCTTTCTCGATCAGGCCCAGAGTGACAGCGCCTTGGTAAGTAGAATACGCACCGAGGCCGGTTTGTACCGACCCGACAGCATAATTTCCTTTCGAGATATTCTGTACCCCGGAGTACATACCGTATCCGCCGCCCGCTACTCCGATCACCCCACCAGCAGTGCCAAGCAGAGAACTGTAACCCGAACCAGAATTAGCCGCCGCATCGAGTATCGCCGGAGTCGCAGTCCCTTGTGCCAGATTGGTGGATGTGCTGGCTGCCGTCGCAGCAGATGAGGTAAAATACGCTGCTACAGACTCTTTGATCCCTTGAGAGATATATTCTTTACCGAGCTCTCCGACGATCCCGGCAACTGCACCCCCCGTCCCACCACTCTTCCCGGAGAGCGCCCCGGCGAAGGTGAAGCCCGATTCGGTTCCGGTGAACATTTCGAACAATTCAGACGCGGCCCAGGCGGCGATCATATCAGCGATCATTCGCAGGAAATTGTCGAGCATCCGGTCCAACAGGTTACTCCAGACATCCCCAATGTCCTCGAAGTTTCCTTTCATCACATTGAAGAAAGTGTCCGAAAACGCCTGCTGCATGTCCTGCGCCGTAGTCCTAGCCAAATCATACATCAACTCGCTTGAGGTCTTCTGATGCTCAACCACATCTTCCCACCCCTTGGCCCATGCGTCCATCGGATCTTTCATCCGCTCGATCTCTTCCCGCTGTTTCTTGAGGAGTTCGATTTGTGCGGGCAGCAAGTCAGTTCGCTGCATCTCAATATCAAGAAGCTCGGTCTGCAGGTCGAGCGACTTGTAGTACTGACCATCGATCTCGGCCAGAGCAAGAGCCGCTTCCTTGGTGGTAGCCAGATCCTGCCGTTTGAGTTCGGTGATCTTCTGTTGAGCGATCTGACGCTTGATGTCCGCAACCCGC